ATATTGTAACGCGAACAAGAGTGAGTCGTTCCAAGTCGCCAGATCAACAAACACATTTCTGCGTTGTTCTCGCACCTGCAATATACTTTTGGTGGACCCGGGGAGAATCGAACTCCCGTCCACGATGCCTTCACTACGAAGGAATTACAACAATTCTTTACTGTTGCGGAACAATGTTTGATGCTTGCTTGCCCTTGGGGCCTTGCACCACATCAAACATAACAGTTTGATTCTCTTTGAGTGTCTTAAATCCACCAGTGTTGATTGCTGAGAAATGTGCAAACAAATCGTCGCCACCACCATCGGGTGTAATAAATCCAAAACCTTTTGCATCATTGAACCATTTTACTTTACCAAACGCCATAGTACTTTACTTCCTTTTAAAATTTAACTATCATTACTTATGATCCGACCCACCACGAACTTTTATGCAAAAGTTCGAAAACTCTTACCGTTCGTTACTGTCTACCCAGTTTTTTAATTCGATTAACCCGTATACAAGTACACAGGCTAGAATAAGGTATGCAATCAATATCATAGCTTAATTATACCCTTTTACGACTTTGCCGTCAACCTTAGGATTACCTTTTGCATGGGCATCCAGATGTCGTTGGCTAACATCTCTTTCTTTGGGCAACGGACCACATCCTAATCGATCCCACTCTTTTTCAGAGTAGTAAAACTTATCAACGGGCGGTTTGTTGTGCATGTTGATATTTATTCTTTCTGACCAGCGCCATTAATTTGACTCGATATATGTTTTCAAACTTGGGTTTGGTTTTGGTGCGTATCTTGTGCCAATCCATGTGACTAGAACAGGTAGTACGCACCTGATCAAAATCCATGTCCATGGTTGTTAAATGCATGGCAGTGTGTCCGCTGACAAGATGATGTTGGCTGTTGTTACTTGCAACCATGTAGGCCGCACTCAACTGTGTGGCAGTTTCGTGATCAAGGTATTCATTACGCCAATTGATAAAACGGCCTTTGCTGTCGGCTAATCCAAGATTTTCGTAACCAAACTTTTCTGGAGTCAGGGTAATTTCGCTATTAAAAGCATTGTCCTCGGGCAGGAATATCTTTAACTCCTGAAAGATCCAACTGTCCAATGGTATGTGGCCTGACATGATCTGCCCGTAGGTTTTCTGTATACTTTCTACAGGTTCATAAGGAAGCCCTACAATAAAACTGCCGTGTTGGCTGATATCTGGATATTGATCTTTCATGCGTCGCATCATTTCAATCTGCTTGGTACTATCAAACCCTTTGCCAATGGCACGCCCTGTGGGCTGATGCAGAGTCTCTATACCAAAATACATGCTTCTCACGCCGATGCGATACAATAGATCTAGGGTTTCGGGGCGGGTACAGATCAAATCTAATCTGTGGTAAGCCCAAAACACAGGTTGAAAGTCCAGTCGCTCGACCATGCTGACCAGCGACTCTAATTTTTCTATATGATCATTAAGTGTATCGTCCACAATGATATAGTGCCGTATGCCGTACTGTTGATAGTTTTCTTGTAGTTCTTGATACAACGTGTCTGGTGTGCGTACAAAATCTAACTGTTGTTTGCCATTCATAGGATAGCTACAAAATTTGCAACGGAATATACAACCACGTGCAATTTCCAACGGCAACACCTTGTGATTTACTACATCTTCCGGCAACCATTTCATAGTACAACGTGGAAAATCATAATCTTTGGCATAACGATCATCTATGATCCAACGACCCCAGACGTTTTTTACAGCCTTGTTCAATGGCTCGTCTAGATCCAAATGACGTATAAGATTGACCACGCTGATTTCACTGTAGCCCAACAATACATAATCTATGTTGCGATTGCTGTAGTTGGGCCCAGTTTTGGTGCCACCTACCATGGTTTTTATGTTAGGATTCAGCTGACGCAGATGTTGAATAATTTCAGCTTCAAATTCTGGACCCTGAGGGAACACAGTACTCTGCCCAATGTCTTCAACAGAGAGTTGAAACCCGTCATTGTCGTGAATCATGCGGTTTAAAAATGTAGTGCTGAATCCAGCTAGATAAGTTTCTGGGCCTACTGCATCGTTCAATAACGCACACAGTTCGTCTTTGTTCCAGGAACTGAGATGGTTGACTACCAAGCAAGAGTAACCAGCTTGCCGTATGACATGGGCGCACTTGTAAGGCCCCAAGGCCAGTGTGGTAACTATAGGGTCAGTGACGTCGCTAAAGATTATAGAATTATACATGATATAAAATGGTGGGCCTTGAAAGAATTGAACTTTCACTCCATCGATTATGAGTCGATTGCTTTACCATTAAGCTAAAGGCCCTGATGTATAGTATAGCATCACGGCTCATAATTGTCAAGAAATTGCTGTAGGTTACCATACAGGTTGACCATCACTGCTTCTTTACTGCCAAAGAATATGATCTTTTTGGGTATGCCTTTGACTGCGTGAATATAATACGGCATTTGCATTTTACGATCCAACTTTAAAATGGTCTGTTGATTGAACATCAAAGGATTGTCAATGCTGTATGAATAATTTTCCAAATCCAAATCCTCAGCAAATGCATCATACCCTATGGCAGTCAATCTCATTCCTCCATTGCGACGAGTGTTGAACCACCAGGCATGCATTGTTGTAGTTAGATCGGTGCGGTGCTCTTCGGGTAGAAGTGCTAGTAGTTCTTCAGTCAGTTTCTTTTTATTGCGCACATCAAGGATAAATCTGGTCGCCTGACTTTAACAACACCACGGTAAACTTTTCAGTTTTAAATTGTGTGTTGAGTTTGCGAGCCAAGTTCTTGGCATGGCCTGGATTACTGAATGAAACTTTTTTGTATTTGGGTCAAGGATATTGGACCAACATGTTTGATGTTTTTAGGTTGATAGGTTTAGCGTCATAGAACACAGCCCAAACTCCTTCGGAAGCCAAAACCTGCTCAGTCTTATAGGTGGCCTTGTTTGTGTGCTCAATTAATACACTAGGTTTTGGTCGGCTCATTTCATTAAACTCCTATATTTTATTTATCTAGAAATATAGGTAGTTTTAGAATGTTCCACCATCCATTTGCACGGTAATCACTTCTTGTGGTGGAATTGCGGTCAATTGTTCACGTAGATTTTGAAGTTCTAACAATAATCTAGTGATATCAGCGTGTACATCCTTGGCATCAGCCATGCTCATAATAAAATCTTTAGAGCCACGCGATTCGTGACCACGCACACGATCAACGAACTTCTGTAGGTGCATAGTCATTGGCTTCGTCCTCGGAGTAAAAAGGTCCTTGGTAAGGATAGCGTTGAATCATGATTAATTTTGGTGCTAGTATAGTTTTCCAGACTCGACCTTTGCGTACTCGGTACCATCCGGCTGCAATCCAACTTTTACTTTTGTTGGTCTTGGTGTACACTGGTAACTGTTGACTAACGTCCCACATGGGATTGTACACTTGTCCTGAGACTGGATAACCATGCACATGTGTTGTTGTGGATTTTGGTCTGCTGATTTTAATTGCAGGTTCAAATTGAATGTTCACTCGCTGAGCGGCCATGCGTATGGTCTTGAACTGTACTATTTGATTATGGATCTTGACCTGATATCCGCCAGCACAAGCTTCTACATTGCCAATCTTACGATTGTTTTCTTGTAAGATCCAATACTGTTTATCTATAACTGGTTTTGCTACTATCATATATGATTCCTTTTTTTCTACATGCTTCAATGGCATCCGGAGGGAAGTCCGGATGCCAACTACCGATCAACAATGCACAATCGTATTTGACTGGCATCTGATTGTCTCGGTAACTGGTTAACACTATAATTGCTACAGCCGCAATTAAAAAAATACCAATGGTCAGAACGTTATGCATCAGTTTCATTTAATACGCCTTTGTATGTTTCATTCATCCAACGGCCAAAACTGTCGGCGCTTTCACTGCATTTGTTTAATTCATACTTGCCACAGAACTGCATAAAGCGTACACCGACCTGACCAATGTCCTTGTGACTGATCTGTTCACGGATGGCAGTGTCCACCACTTGTTTAATCTCGTCGGGCTGTGCTGTTAAATCTATTAGAGTTCTGTTGCGTTCGTAATCATCTAGCACACGATGTTCTTGACCATCTGGATCAGTCCAGCGTTGTAGCATCATGTTGTTCCAGTTGAACCCTTGTTTCGCTCGATCTTCAAACGCTTCCTGGAGTCCAACTTTGTTCTTAGTGCCCTTAGTTCTGACACCTGGGTACGCTGAGAAGACATTATCCGAACTATCTCCTCGCATACACTTTTCAAAGAGTAGCCATTCTGGGTTCGGCGTTGTTTTAGGTGCTTTAGTTTTCTTATCGATAACCGCTTTACCTTTGGCATCGAATATTCCTTCTATGGTGATTAGTTCGTCTGTGATACCATTATATTGTGTAACATTGGGTGCTATTAATTGAACAAAGTCAGTATCACTGCTGATAATAACGTGTTCGTCTTGGGGGTGTAGTGCTATCCAGCGAGCTATAATATCATCGCCTTCTGCTGTGGGACATCTAACAACTGAGCAATTGGTTCTTTCGGACAAGTATTTAGTCAAATTATCATAGGTTTCCCAAAACATTTTATCTTCATCTGCTTGGGCTTCTGTCAGTGCCGCACGGGCTACAGCACGGTTATTTTTGTAGGGTTTATAAGTGTCTTTGCGCCAGCTTCTGCCTTCCAGTGCAAACACCACGTGATCTGCGTCAAAGCGTCGGGCCACCTTGTTAGCACTCATCAGGGTTACATGGAGGGCAAATCCAATTTTCTCCCACGTGTCAGCGGCACGAAAAGCACCGTGTCTAGCACGAAAGAACATATTAGCCGTATCTATAAGAACATATTTCATACTACCAGTATAACAGAAGTTATCTATTTTGTCAAACAAATTTGTTGGCTATTAGATAATTGAGTATGCGTTTGAACCACCATGCGTGGGCATCTTTATCAAAATGATATGAATTGGGTGCCACTGTTTCAAATCCAGCTGTGCGAATTTGGGCGTCAAATGTACTGGCTGGATCATAAGGTCCTATGTAACTGAAACCCCAATCTTTTTGATTTTTAATCACGCTGAAATCATTGTTGCCATTGAAGAACACATGCGGTATATTTTGGGCAAGAAGTTCTTGATGAAATTGCCAAATTTCGTCATGTGCTTGGTGTGTCTTTTGTTGCCAATCGAGACCAATTATGTAATTGCGATATCTTTCTTGGGCTTCGGGTGGAACTTGGTCAATACCCGAACCGTTGACTTGATAGGTAATACCATTGTATTCCCATTCTTCGCGTTCCCAAGTTGACCATTGAATAATGACCAGAATGTCTTGTAGATTATTTTTTTGTTCTCCTAACCAGGCACGAGCAGTTCTCAGTATCCGGGCATTTGAACTGGCGCTTTCAGCTTCACACTGAAAACCACACCTCAACGACAGACTCAACAGTTTGCCCCAACTGGTCGCAAGATTTTCTGGGTGTGGTAATCGCCCTAGATAATATAATTTAGGATCATCTTCGGCAAACGCATGAGCATTTACGGCTTCGGCTGCCGCGGTGTGACTGTCACCATTAACATACAGAATCACGACTGTTTAAGAACCTTTATTGTTTCAGCTTCGGCCACACGTTTACGTAAACTGCTTGAACTAAACGAGTGATCACGTCCGTTAAAAATGGCCTTGATGCCACGGCGTTCACCTTCCTCACGTCCGGTAAAGGCCCTGTGTTCGTATTCCACACCCAACACACGGACATCCAACGGAAGGATCAGCAACAAGTCAATTAAGTCTTGTTCTGTTTGATAAACAACAACTTCATCTACATAGCGACAAGCGGCCAATTGTATTTGACGTTCTACAATACTTTGTACTGGTGGATTTTTACTGTCGGGACGGTCAATGGTAGGATCCGTTTGTAGTCCAGCAATCAGGTAATCACAGTGATTCTTAGCTTCGGCCAACATGGCAATATGACCTGCGTGTAACATATCAAAGGTACTGAAGGTGATGCCAATAGTTTTACCTTCTTCTTTGAGTTTACGGATATGATTGAAAATCATGATACTTCGGATCTGCCGTCGCCAATGTTGCGAGTCTTGACCACACGATCGCGTTCGGGATTCATAGCTTCGGCCTGCTCGTAGGTTTCTAATACTATGTTGCGACACACAGCAGTAAACCAACGATCTACAATGTCACTGTCGTGGTCTTTGGGGTTCATTTGATATCCAGCACGAACAAGATTGGCCACAAACTTGTCATTCCAGTCAAGTTCAAAAGCACCATTTTGTATATTCTCAGGATCAACTTCCATGCTGAGAATAGTCACAAAAGGCTCGCCTCGCTCAGTGGCCAATTCCTTGGCAGTTTTTTCTACCTTCTTGGGCTTGGGTTCGGGCTTGGGTTCAGACTTAACTTCAGGTTGTTTCTTTTTTAAAAATCGATCAAATATGCCCATAAAGGTCCTTGTTAGAGTCTGGTGTTACCATAGTGTACTACATTAATGCCTGGCATGTCAAGTGGTAATTTGCGCCACGGGTCAACTATTATGCTGCCGCCTTGTATTTGACAGTACGGTTGGGTGTCTAATTGGTCGCCGGTGTATTCGTATGTAATTTTACGATTGTGTGCCCACAAAAATACAGCAGGAGCATGTACCTCTAACACAACGTTGGTAGGATCGTCGGCAAGTGGGTCAACATAGGTGACTGTAAAACCTGCTTCTTTAATATAAAATCCAACCAGGGTAGAGTATGAACCAATACAATATTCAACGTCTGGCTTGTAGGCTTTACCGTGAATAACGATCGGCAAATTGTTTTCTCGAGCTTGGTCAACTAGGAACAAAGCCAAGTTCTTTGCTTGTATTTCTCTAGCATGCATGACTGTATCAAACAAGTCATAGCCCACTTGATATTCTTCAGCTAACCAACGTAGGGCAATGTTATCTCTTGGATGGCAAGCGCCTGCATCACCCATACCTGCGGTCATGTACTTGGGGCCCATGATACGCATGGTACTTTTGGCCAAGGCATCTGTGACCACGTCAACATTGATATTGCCAATCTTCATAGCAAAGTCTTGGACCATGTTAACCAGGCCAACTTTGGCACTGATAAATGTGTTGTAGAAAATTTTAATAGCTTCGCACTCGTCCCATGTGCCAACTTCGTAGCGTGGATTATTCTGCATGATAGTTTCATACAAGTCTCGAAGTTCGCCAGCAACACCAGTCAAGCTACCATCTTCTGTGCCCAACATAATCATTTCAGGATTGACCATGTCCCACTTTACACTGCCCATGGCAATCAAATAAGGATTGTAAACAAATTCATGTTTAGGATCTAATAATGGAATAAACTTTTTACGAGTAGTGCCTGGCAATACTGTACTAATTAATACTACTTTTTTAGGTGTAGTGGCAAATTGATTGACTTTGTTAATTGCGTCAATGACAGCATCGTGCCCAAAGTCTCGGGGAGTCATGTGACTTGATGGAACTGATCCATCATACCCTTCGGCATGCGGAGTTGGAACAGCGATAAAAATCCATTCGCTTTCGTTGACTAATTCGTCGATGTTGCATACTTTTACTGTGTCGCTGACACGTGGATAAATGTCGTAACCACGAACTTCGTGTTTTTCTGCAAATACTTCTGCACAGTCCAAGCCCAGCTTGCCAATGCCAACAAATCCTATTTTTTTCATTTCAATCCTTGAGATAATATTGAGTGCTACAGACTAATTTATCTGGGTTTTACGTCAGGCTCAAGATTTTTTAAACACTGGAATAGGATTCATTTTGTGTAGACTACGGCTACGAATAGCACGATATTTTAATAAGTTAGCTACCAATGAAGGCTCATCTGTTGTAATTTCGCCCTGGTCCATACGCATTGCAACCTCTAACTCAGCATAACTAAGTCCGCCAAGCTGGTCTTGATCAGTGCGGCCATCATCCCATAAGCCATCTGTAGGTGCGGCATTGATAATATCGTTGAGTATGCCGAGCTCACGGCCCATTTGCCACACTTCAGTTTTGTAACAGTCAGCAATAGGGCTAATGTCTACTCCTCCGTCACCATACTTGGTATAAAATCCCACACCAAAGTCTTCTACTTTGTTACCAGTACCAACCACAATACCATTTACTGATTGCGCAATTTGATACAAGGTAACCATACGTAGTCGACTACGACTGTTGGCCAGGCCCAACAAGTTGGGATATGTAGCCAGGTGTTGTTCAAATTCATCAAAGATCGAAGTTAAATCAATAATTTCGTGACGTATATTATCAAAGTTTTGTGCTAACCAAAATCCTTGGCGCATACTGAGATCATGTAGGTCTGGGCGTTGATGAATAGGCATAGTGACTGCAAACACATTTAATCCAGTTCTAGCACACAACGCACTGACCACAGCACTATCAATACCACCACTGATACCTACTACCAAAGATTTTATATTGGCTCTGTCAGCATAGTCTCGAATCCAAGTGGTGATACGATCTTGCAATGAGGTTCCAGCTGATAGTCGATCTTCAGTTGTAAAAGTTGTCATTGTTTTAAATTCCATATTAAATGTTCAATTCTTTCGTGATATCTAAATTCAAATACAGCCTCACCGGGCCCATGATACATTGCTATACCTTCGTACGCATGGCATAACCATAGCCAACGTCCTGTTATAGCACTACGCTTGGGCCACCAAATAAACTTTAGCCGCCATACTGCTTTGTGATAAAAATGATCATATGTATCCACACCGGGAGAATAGTAACCGGCACCCATCATTTGCCCCAGCCATTACCCCACAAGTCCACATGTAATCTAGGACTGTAGTTAAATCCACGCTCACAACAGATGTTGGCAATGTTTAGTTTGTTGCTTTCGTATGGATCAACTACACCACCTTGCGGCATTAGGTAAACAACACCTTTAAATCCACCGGCACGGAACGCATCTACAGCCTTGACTGCCTCGTCCACATGATCTTCAGTTTCCACAACAAATTTGAGATAGGTATGACCAAACGACTGATATTCAGCTACTACATCGGGGCAAATAGCATCTTCCCATGACTCGCCTGATGCTGACAATTTAGCACTTACACTAAATGTAATTTCTTTATTTTCACAACCGTAGGTCCAGAAATTGTCAATTAAAAATTGTTTAAAATCATCTGACAACGGTTGTGTGCCATTTGTTTCAAATGTGATATTTTTTAAGTCTGCCATGCGTGGATGACTCAATAACTCTCCATAGGCACGTTGCCAACCTAACAAGGGTTCGCCACCTGTAATAACCAAGTGAACATCGTTGCCATTATTCTGCCGCCACACACGATTAGGAGTAAGTGCCAGCATGCGTTCAACCAATTCATCTGTGGTCAATGTAGGGCTCAAATGTTTAAATGCAGGATGCCAACTTGCGTAACTATCGCAACCTGTTTCCACCAATGGTAAGTCTGTAAACTTATCGTACATGTGAACAACTTCTGCTACATCGTCTGCACCTGTGCTCTTTTCACCAGGCTTGCAACCAAACCCTGCACAGGTAAAGTTACAACCATAAGTGCGTAAGAACACGCTAGGCACGCCTACAAAGCGACCTTCGCCTTGTAAGCTATAAAATATTTCTGACACTTTAATTTTCATTTTTGACCTTTAATGGAATGCCTCTGAACATGTATTGCACGGAATTGTCTAGTAGAAATGATTTATCAAAAAAAGTAAAGTTACTATTAAATTCTTCTTGGGTCAGTTCAAAATGATCAATGGGTTCTTTGCTGGCAGCAATGGCCTGTCTCATTTCATCTAACAAATCGGGTTTTTTATAATGTATTTTCATCGCCACCAAGCCTCCCACGGGAACACAATCCACACGTCTTCTTCAGCTTTATTTAGATCTACAGCACTATAGCTGACATTTAATTCACTCTTACTAGATTCGTTGTCTACTAGTGTGGCAACACGAACATTTGCACCCCAAATTTCTTCGTCCCAGCGTGGGTCGCTAGGAAAGCAACTATCCTGCCAATCTCGTTTGATCCAGTTTAGTGTAGCACCCGAATCGTTTATATCATCTACAATAAGGATCTTCTTGCCTTCAAATGCATCTTCACTCATCCAGCAGTTGCTTTCACAGTCACCACCGCCACGTAGACTTACTTTTAAAGTTTCCATTCTAATTTCTAAATATTGACTAATTAGATTAGCTGGTACCAACCCACCACGTGTGAGCCCAACTACATAATTGGGCATCCATGCGTCACGTTGTAATTGACGTAGGATTTCCTGTGTTTGATTTTCAATATCTTGCCAGGTATAGTATATTTTCTTCATATGCTATTATACAATATTAATCAGAGTTTGTCAATTATCTTGCAAGCCATTCGGGATTGTTCTGAAACCAATTAACTGTTTGAGTTAACCGTTTTGTGTAGGAATCGGGTGCTTGCCACCCTAGCTCGTATAGTCGACCGGGATCAACACTAAAACATAAATCATGTCCAGGGCGATCAACTGGAACCAACCGATAAGATAATTCACGGTCCATTATTTGGGAAATCTGTTGTGCAAATTCAAGATTATTGATAAACTTATCGCCGGCGCTATTCCATTTTTCACAACGGGCGGATTGTGTTTGTAGTATAAATCGAGTATGACTGGCCACATCTCCAGCATAAAACCAACGGCGTCCACCAATTAGTTCACTGGGTCCTACGTGTATGTCCAAGGGTTCATTGTTGAGTAATTTGCGTATGATGATCACAGGCAAACGATTGCTTTGGCAACGTGGGCCAAAGGTGTTGTTGATGTGTATAATGCTTGTGGGAATATCAAACGAGTTGGCATAGGCTAGACACAGTTCTTCACCTGCGGCTTTACCGGCTGCGTAAGGACTGTTGCTGTTGTAGGCATCAGTTGTTTGGCTGTCTTGACCAATGGGCACAGGGCCATATACTTCTCCTGAACTGTAGTAGACAAATCGATCAACACCGGTGTGTCTGGCGTGTTCCAACAAGTTTAGTGTGCCTAATACATTATCCATGACGGATGCTGTAGGGTTGCTCAAGCTGTCAGCGGCACTAGGGTTGGCGCCAGCGTGTAAGATAATGTCGGCTTTGGGAAGATTAGTGCAAGGATTTTTAATATCGTGTTCAACAATTTCAATGTCATTGACAAATTGTTCTAGTCTAATCATGTTGGTTGAGCCTGGCCTCACCACACAGACCACACGATGATCTTTAACAAATTCTTCTACTAAGTAGTGACCAATAAAACCATTGGCGCCAGTGATTAATACTGTTTTCATGGCGTGTATTTGTAAACAGTATCAGAATGTTCGTGCATAATTTCTTGATAACCTCGATCACTAAGAAACTTGTCAAACGTAGTTTTATCAACGCCGTATCTAGCAGACCATGCATCAAACCATTCTACTATGATCACCGGGTGATACCGTTCAATGGTGTCGACAGCACCTTGTAAAGCAAAATACTCGTAGCCTTCGATGTCCAACTGGATAAGATCACACCCAGGCAGATTCATGTCATCAATACGCACAGTGGGTATGTTTCCTTTTTGTCCCACATGCATGCCACCTGCTTCTAGACCATCAGCAGTCGTGTGTCCGTCTAATTCTATAAAGATTTTTTCTTTACCCAGGCATGCTTGAGTCTTTATTACATTCCAGGGGCAGTTCAATGTAAGGCACAAGAAGTTTATTGGATCTGGTTCAAATGTGTACACTGTGTTAAACCACTTTGCGTATTCTCGAACATATTGTCCACAATTTCCTCCAGCCTGGATCATGATATTACGGTTAGGAATATGATCCATTAATGTTTTTAAAAACTCCGGCGTCACTGGGTATTCGACCATTGCTCTCCAAGTTCCTCGATCATATTTGGGCCAAAATAAAGGATCTACATCCGGTAGCTCTGGTGACGATCTAACCTCGATAATTTTATTCAGTTCTTCGTTGGTCATGTTCTTCTCACATTTAAATACGCCGGCTGATCACTGTATAAAAATTCTGGCCACATGGATTCCAATTCAGCTACGCTATTGGGTTGATAAATTTTAATATTAGGAAATACTTGAACAGCACGGGCAGCATCTTCAGCCCAATGACTGAATCCCAAATGTCCATAGTCTTGATCACGGCCTACACCCACTAACTTAACTGGAGCCAGCTCGTGATCTAGGTAGTTGCGTAGCCATTCATACGGACGGAATATCACAAACGGAGTAATGCTGTAGCACACAGGTATCTTACCACAGTGTGTAAGCCCTACTGCTGTGCCCAACATAAGTTGTTCTGCGGCTCCTACATTAAGAGCACGGTCGGGCGCTACTTCTCTTGATCGATTCAGCACACCAAACCCAAGATCGCCTGACAACAACCATACATCAGGATCTTTGGCCAACGAGTCAGCCATGAGTTCACCAAATCTATTTCTCATAATTGATCCAAATCTTCTGGTTTTAATACATAGTAATGTGTGAGTATGCCCTTGGCGAACGCCCAATCTGGCGGTGAAGTTTCACGTATATTGATACGTGGCAAAAAAGCACGTAAGCGATTAATAATATATTCCTTGTCAATAAAGTCATAGGCAATCATGCCGTTGACATTTACATACACTTCTAGATTGTCTAACTTGGCTTCGTAGATAAAACGTAGTGCTTCCCATATGCTGCCTTCACCACACTCACCGTCACTAATTAAACAATGTACTCGACGACCACGATCGGCCAAGGCATATCCACAGGCCACTGTGAGTCCCATACCTAGGCTACCAGAGCTACAAGGCAAGCCGTCTTCTATGTTTCTATGTGGATGTACTCCGTGTTTGTGGAACAGGTGCTCGGCATCTTTACCTAGATATTTTTCCAACACCACATACCAAGCCAACGCCGCGTGACCTGAACTTAAGATAAATGGTTCGTCGGGCTGTCGATTTTTGTAAATCTCTTCAATGATATTAACCGCGTTAAGATTAGAGCTTAGGTGCCCAATCTTTTCGCGATAGCTGATATCAATGATTCGTCGTTCAACATCGTTCATAGATATAAACTCATAAATCCGTCAACCTTCTCTCCAATGTAGGCAATCTGTTCAGGAGTGATAACTGGACTGCATCCGTGGAAGTAGGTGTTCTTCATAGTGAATGTAGCAACAGGATAGTTGTCACGTGCTGTTGCAGGATCCATCAAATGGCTATATGCAGGTTGCAACATGATATTGCCCGCAAAGTATGGACGTGTCTGTATCAAGTTTTCTTCTAAGTAGTCAACAATGTCCATACGAGAAAACGGAGCACCTGCACGGATAGTTAATGGAAACGCAAACCAACTGACATCGGCCTTGTCTCTAGCACGTGGCAAGTGGAAGAACTGTTCGTACTTTTCATAGATGGCAAACAATAGATTGTAGTTGCGTTGACGTAAAGTGTGTATTTCTGGCAATTTTTTAAGTTGCTCAAGACCCATGGCCGCTTGTAGTTCAATGGGTTTTAAGTTGTAACCAATTTCATCATACACATACTTGTGATCAAAAATCTGATCTGGCATTTCTGGAATCCACTCATTGAATCGTTTGCCGCAGGTGCCACATTTTAACTTGTTGGCCTCAGGCCCTACACAATAGCAACCACGGCCCCATTCACGTAGACTACGCACAATGATTTCTTGTTGTGGATCATTCATAGCCACAAAACCACCTTCACCCATGGTCATGTGGTGTGCTGGATAAAAACTGCAACTGGCCATCTCGCCAAAACTGCCCAGCGGTTTGCCATCATAGGTTGTACCAAGTCCATCACAACAATCTTCTAATAGTATTAGATTGTGTTTATTGACCAGTTCCATCACACGATTCATGTTGGGAGGATTACCCAACACATGTGCAAAGGTTATAATTTTAATGTCTGGATCGTTGGCAAGTATCTGTTCTGCTTGATCTAGATCAATGTTTAAGGTATCGATTTCAATATCGCAGAACACCGGCGTAAATCCATTTTGTAAGGTCGGATTAAGTGTGGTCGGGAAGCCTGCAATGGGCATCAATACTTTAGTGCCCGATGGAAAGTTATAGCCACGCTTGCTTTTCATCGCTGCCATCATCAGCAGGTTAGCACTACTGCCCGAGTTGGTCAATACTCCGCGAGTCTTACCAAATTCTTTGGGGAACTTTTGTTCAAAGCGTAGACTCTTGTTGCCCATGACTAGCCAACCGTTTAGTAGTGCTTCTGCAGCTGCCACATACTCGTCTGATGTAAAATGTGGGCCAGCATAGTTAACAAAGTCTTTGCCGGCTACCCAGGTCTTGTCTGCGTGTTTGGCATCGATGTATTTTTTAATGTCTTCTAATATCTGTTTCATGGTTGAATACCCAGTTGATTGCAAATTTCTTTCATGATGTTTATTACTGCTTGGCTGCCACGGCTACCATGAAAATGTAGTATATGAGCCTGCTCGATAGGTAAAGCATTCCATCGACCGTGCCAATCTATTACATTTTGATCTAGTGTTCTTAGACGCATAGTTTGATAGGCCATCTCTGGATGTAGTCTGTCTGAATCAGGAATATCTTGACTCCAGAACATAGCGTTGTGTCTTAACTGATCAAACCCCCAATTGCGGTCTGGGTGGGTTTCTCGTTGGGCCAGCCACTTTTCTCCTAGTTCCCATACATCGTCAGACATGGTGTGAGGATAATATTGTATATCATCATTAAAATGATTTGTAAAATCTTTATAACTTCTTGGTTCAGTATAATTAAATAATCGATATTCAGGAAATCTATCTGAAAACAATTCTGTAGGTTTGATCATAAGCGTGTCAGCTCCTGCCCAGAATATATTGCAAGGTTCTTTGTGCCATAATTCCTTAATGTCCAACCAATTTTGATAAGTGCAGGTATCGCTGTTGGTAGCAGGATCGGTCCATAATATCGCTTCAAATGTTTCTTTTACAAAGTGTTCAAAACTGGCCAGTCTCAAACGATACATTTCTTGATAATCCGAATGCAGTTGTGCGCTGTCTTGCCCCATCCAATTTTCTGATATAGGACGAACCGAACATACCAAGTAATTCTTTACCATACAAAATTACTCCTATAGTGCTTGACTATTTGGTCTAGTTCTTGATCAAAGTTAGCCGTTGGGTGCCATCCTAATTTTTTTAATTTGCTGTCATCAATTGCGTAGCGAACATCTTGCCCTTGTCTAGCACTGGGAGTGGTAAATGTTTCCCAGTTGTTGTTATGGTCAACTCCGTAATATAAACATAATATTTTTTTAATTACTTCGTGATTGGGTAATTCAGTATTGCCACTAATATTAAATATTTCATTGGTACACCCAGCATCAATAGTAGTTATTACAGCACTGGCGGTATCCTTGGCATGTAACCAGGTTCTCACCGGATTACCGTGATTGTGTAAATCAATTAATTTTCCTAATTCAAGAAATTTAATACTTTTGGGTATAAGTTTTTCAACATATTGACCAATGCCATAGTTGTTGGTAGGACGCACAATTACATATTTAATACCATAGGTCCTGGCCCATGCTAGTATCAACATGTCGGCAGCGGCCTTTGATGCTGAATAAGGATTGCTAGGTTTTAACAAATCAGTTTCGGTGTGGGCTCCTGAATCAATGTCACCATATACCTCATCTGTTGAAAAATGCAACAATGTTGGTTGTCGTTGAACAGGTTGTTGTCGGATCAATTCCAACAATCGATGTACTCCATTGATGTTGCTGCGTAGGAATACTTCTGAGCTCATGATTGAATTATCCACATGAGTCTCGGCTGCTGTGTTTATAATATAGTCGCAGTCATACAGTCGATCAATATCATTAATATCTTTGTGTACGAATTTAAATGTATTGTATTTTTGAAACTCGTCTAAAAAATCAAAATTGCTGGCATAGGTACCTTTGTCCACACCAATCACATGCCAGCCACGTGTTAGGCATTGACGTGTGATATGCACTCCTATAAATCCTAAACACCCGGTAACATATACAATTTTTTTCATTGAACCGGTTTTCCTGACCGTATTTGAAACTGACGCATCTGATGATTAGGGTCGTTGTTGCGTAATTTTTCCCAGGGATCTTGCTCGCCAACCTTTACACGTTGCCACCAGGTTGAATTTGATCCTAGACTTTTTAGATAGTCGTTGAGTTTTTCGCAATCTTGCATGCGTAACAGTGTTTGAGAGTGATTGTGAAAGTCTCGAGGATTGCTAGGATTGCCTTCAAGTAATTCTCGTTCTTTGTAAGTAGAATCTAAATTGTTGCCAGTAAGGTCAGCGCGATCATGCAATACACTAACGTCAATACGTTCCCACACATCAATACAATAAGCAATTTGACTTAGCCAAGCATCGGTCATTGAATGTAAACTTAAATGGCCAATCACATCTAACCAAGCCTTAGGCACTATGGGAAATATGCTGTAAGGATGATCATTGTGTGTATGGACTGCTAGTAATTTAAACTCACCTGTGTGTTTGACGATTTTGATGTCCCAGTTGCGACTTTCCATTATGGCATCATCGTTCCAGAAAAACATCCAATCAGCTGATGAATTTTTAGCCAGGGTATTAACATAGTCGTGAAGTTGACTATATCCCATTGGTTCAAATGATATGGCAGTATAATGCACACCCATGTTGTCTAACAACGGTTGCAATTTTTGTTGGAAATGGGCAATACCCACAGCGTCGTCTTTGTCTAGGCCCAGCAAAACCTGTATGCTGTCTAAATCTTGAGCTTTTTCAAGCAGACCGATCAAACTGCGTGTTAATGCTTCGGTGCGTCCTCGAGTAGGCAGTAGTACTGCAATTTTGTATTCATTTGACATAGTGCGAATATTTATATGCGCCGTTTATTATAGAAATAAATCTGTGCTGATCACCAATGATGTATAACGCCTGCTACAATAAAGCAGTTTGTAACAATGTATGTGAGTACAACCACAGTGCGAATGCCGGCAATACGATCTGCTTCTAAATCAGTATTGCCGGCTTTTTCTCCCAGGGCCTTGGCCCATAGTCGCCAAACATTACGCAAATAGGTCTTCATTCCATTCACGATGACCTTCACGGAACGCCATGTTACTTTGTGTTTCGCGCACTTCTACACGATAACACCATAAGCGATCTGCTTCACCTGGGCCCCAATTCTCCGGAATGTAAACACCGTTTACAAACTTATAAAGCATATCGCTTAGTGCTTCACAACCTAATGCCGGTAGAATAGTTAGTTTGGCTAACTTACGACGTTCCATCTCTTTGTAAAATTCTAATTCAGGATCATCTTGTGCTACCAAGGTAGTGTGATCAAATTGACTTTCAAGGATGGCCTTTAATTCTTTAAGTCCACCATAGTCGGCGGCCCAATTACGCACATCTAAATCGTCGGTACCGAAGTAAAACTTCATACTAAACGAATATCCGTGATTTAAGTTACAATGGCTATCTGCCCTCCATTGTCTATACGCACATGGAAATGCGTCGTGATACTCCTTGGTAGAAGTGTATTTGTATTGCCTAGGTTGATTTGCCATTGATTTCTCCTATGTTAGATTATAGCATAGGCGGCAGAGTTTGTAAAGCGGGAGTGACGCCAAGACCGCTGTAAATCTATTTATTTGTTTCTACCGGTGCGCATTTTAAACGTTCGTCGCACTGTTCAAAACTTCCGTTCTGTGTATTCATACGTATGATTTGATCTTTGTGTACTGTAAAAGTATATTTGGCATTATCAACGGCCGGCATGGTCACTTGGTAACCCAGTAATATACACATCATTGCTGTGAGTGCTATCATTTTTTATAATTTCCTTTGCCTGGTATTGTATTTCTTACACCGCCCACTGGATCCTCAACATCGCCGGTTGTGCGTGGAATAAGATGCACATGTGGATACATCACAGTTTGACCTGCGGCCACACCTGAATTAAATCCAATGTTAAATCCATCACACTCGCCTTGGGCAACCATGTGATTACCATCGGCCAGTGCGTCTTCAAAGGCCTCCACAATCCAATTTGGATTGTCATCCTTGGGCACATACAATCTATGGCCTGGAGTACAAGGATACTTGTCTAGATATATTGTAACCAATGGATGGTCTTTTATCTTTTCGGTCCAGGGTGCTATACCTGCTTGTTGTGCGTCAAATAGTGTTGTCATGTTAAAAGAATATCCTTAATTCGTTCATCAACCTGTATTGGCCATCTGTTGTGCTCATAGCACTCAATCTCAATTGTGTCTGTTTGGTCAATTGATTGGTATAAAGTGCTCGTACATAACCTGTGGTTTGATTCTGTATTGCTAGTTTTTTATTAGTGTACACGATATTGCCGGTATTGTCAACGGCAGTAGGCAATTTAGCTTCTACTGATCCAGACAGTACCACTGGTTTGATGCCGGCATACAAGCCAATATCGCCCTCACGTCGTGCATTACCAAATCTATAACCAGTTTCCGCCCATGCACCCCACATGTTGTTGACTTGAGTAATTAGTCCTGGGGTTATGTTAGTGGTCACATACATGGCACTGGCCTGTGCTGAAAATCCTCGATTGCGATAAGTGACCACATTGTCCATGATTCCTGCTCCGGTAACTTCTCCCCAAGCACCACCAAACGCAATCCACGGATTGGCATTCAAGTAGGTATATTGAGTACCAATGCTCCAGTTGTTATAACTGTAAATTTTAGGCATGCCAATGGTGTATTGTCTAGGCTTGTTGAGCATGTTCAACCTGTTGCTGTCTTGAGACGCATAATCACTGCCAAGCCTCATGCCATTTACTGTGGTAAGATTGCCGTTGACTAGATATTCAGCATGACTGGTCAATTCGTATTGATCGTTGTGTTCGGTATTGTATCCAAATCCATTCATTCGGCTCACTACCATTGGACTTAGATTCAAGTTATAACTACGTCCAGCCATGTCCATGGCCACTACACTACCGTCACCGAGGTTAACACCAGCTAAGAATCCATTAATTGGAACAGAGCCACGAGCAGTGGCCAAACTCAAATTACCAATGGGTTTAAACAATGCATCATCGTCAATAACACCCACACCGTTGATGTACGAAGCCACAGTTTTTGCCAAAGCATCGTTGGCCTGGGGAACAGTCATGTAGGGCCATTTTTGTATCATTAAATTCACGGCTGTTTGTGCAGTGGTTGTACTTTGCGATCCTAAAGCACTGATATACACTGCCAGTTGTCGATCGCTACCATTCATAAACCCCACAGCCGACACCAGGTACATCTTACCATCTGGACCTTGCACCACATTCACTGTGTGTTCATTTGAACTACCGCCTGCCATGGTCTTGACTTGTGCCAAATAATCAGTCAAGACCTTTGCATAAGTGGCCACAAACTTGCCATCTTTGGATTGTAGCAAGAACTGACTACTAGTGCCCGAGTTATCGCCGCCTGACACCAAAATATCTGTAAGTCCGTCACCGTTGATATCCATCAGTTTGGGATTGTAAGTTGTTCTGGTTGCGGTGTTGTAACCTACCAAAGTTGTATCAGTCACATCAGTGAACACTCCACTGCCATGATTCTTTAAAAATTGTATTTCGCTATAGTTGTTGTTGACACCGGATGCAACCATGCCAGGTTGACTGAAAACAACTGCACCGGTCCGCCCACTGTTGTCAAAGTCAAATGCTAGAGCTCGCACGTTATGGCTGGTAGTGATACCCAAGGCCGCCCACTTTGGCAATTCAAATCTTGGAGTAGGCAGTACAGCTATCTGGTTAAACGACAGTTGATCGGCACCGTTGATCGACCATCCCCATAACTTAGTGGCATTTCCTATGGCGCCACTGGGTCCTGAGTCAGTTGTAATAAAAGTGCTGGATCCATTGCCCAAGAAGTCGGCCACAGCAACGCCACTACCACTGGGTCCGCCTACCTGTGAGTTGGTGTAGGTAGTGAAGCTGTTGACCCGATTGTTTATTCCTAAAGTAGTGCGATTACCTGTGTCTAGTATGAGAAAATCTGCAAAACCATCGCGATTAAGATCATACACAGCCGAGTCGTGACTGTTGACATTGGTTATATTGATAGTTTGTCTGCTAAAATATGTGCCGTTGTTGGTATAAACATACGCAGGACCTGTTAATCCAGCGTCATCGGTATAAGGAGCCACCAACATGCCGGTCTTGCCAGTGTTGAACCAATCAGCAAACTTTATGGTGTTGGTACCTAAGATAACATTGGTATCACCTGGAAACCACTGTGCTGTTTTATCAACCAATTGCCCGCCTTGCCAGCTCAGCATAGTAATGCGACTGTTCACATGATCGGTTGAGGTAAACGGTTGTGTATCGAAGCCTGCGACTATTACGTCTTGACCTGACCCGGATATTGATGCAGTATAAGTATCGCCGACAAAATATTTGTTGGCATTATTGACCAAAGGATCCACCGTGGCCACACGCATAGGAGTTGCATAAGGAACCTCGGATCGTAAATATGATCCGCCAACATTGCCGGGTGTACCACTACCACCACCGCCTCCCCCACCTCCACAAGCAGACAATAAAAAAACTGTGGACGCGGCCATGGCCATGGCACTGCGTTTTAATATTTGCGTTTGTTTCACGGCCGATACCTATAATAGTTGATCATACTACTATTATAACAATCCAGTCTTTTTGAGTCAAACTACATGTGGTTTTAAAACAACAGAATTGTTAGGCTCGTTGTCCTGTTAACCAAGCATCGACACGGTCTTCGGCTTCTTCTTGACTCAAGGCTGGCACCATAATCTCTACTGGGCCGCCCATGGTATGATTCATAGTGTATGGAATTGGATTACCATTAAAAATGATTTCTTCCATTTCGCGGAATACCAAAAACTCTTGTAGGTTTTTAGCACGATTGATCAGTTGATCTGCTTGTTCTTTGGCGTTGGTCATCTTGGGGCAAAGTCCTGTTGTAGTTTAATATTGTCCATAAACTCTTTTTTAGTTCCTGGGTCCGTTTGAAAGCTACCACGCAATACTGTGGTCTGTGTCAGACTTGAGTGTGCCATAATACCGCGATTTTCACAACACCCGTGTGTGGCCTGTATGTACACACCAACGTTTTCCGACTCTGTGGCCCGCATTATTTCTCTTGCGATGTCGTTACATAATTCTTCTTGAAGTGTGCCACGACGAGCACACCACTGAGCGATCCTAGTATATTTAGACAGGCCAATAAGTTTATTAGCGGCGATGATTCCGATGTAAGCGACACCAGACACAGGCTGATGATGATGACTGCACATAGAACGCAGTTCGCTACGAACAACAAGCATACC